TTTGGCAGCGCCGCGCCGGGGGTATAGCCCAGAGCGATCACCCCGCCAATACTCAGTGCCAGACCGATCAGGCCGGTAGGGCGCAATTTTTCCTTTAAGAAAAAGTGTGCCAGCACCGTGCCCAGTGCCGGGTACAGTGCGGAGATAATGGCGGTGTACGCCGGGCCGATGGCGTTGATGGCCAGCACATAGCCGGTCATACCCACCGGGCCGCCCAGCAGTGCGCCCAGCGCCACAAAGCGGCCGCCCCGGGTGCGTATCGCTTGCCATACTGCCTTGTATTGGCGGCGCAGCCCGGTATAGCCCAGCATCCACAGGGAAGAGCACAGGTCGTGCAAAAAGGTGCTGGCAAAGGGTGCCAGTATTGCTGCTCTGGGGTCGCCGGTAAACACCGGCAGCGCCAGAGCCATGCCCAGTATGACCGTGTCCAGCGCCCAAAGGGCGCCGCCTGCCAGTCCGGTTAACATAGGCTCCTCCTTAGTCCAGTAATTCTGCCAAAATGGTGTTGGATACCAGCATACCGCGGGGGGTTAGGGAAATGCGACCGTTGGCGCGGCGCATAAATCCCCCGGCAATGTACGGCGCCGGATCGTGGGTGAGCCAGTCCTCCGGTATGCCCCGGTTCAGTCGCAAGCCTAAGAGAATTTGCTCCTCTCGGTCGCCGCCGGGGCCTTCGTCCTGCCAGATCCAGTCCCGGTCAAAGTAAAAGCGCCTACCGTTCCACAGGGAGTGGGCGCTGGGCCCCAACCCCAAGTACGGCTCCAGCAGCCAGTATTTCAAGTTGTGGCGGCTCTCGTACCCCGGGCGGGCAAAGTTGCTGATCTCGTACTGGGCAAAGCCCAGTTGTTCCAGCCGCTCCACCGTTTGCAGGTACATTTGGCACACGGTGTCCTCCTCCGGCAGCGCCAGCTTGGCTTGCAGGCGGTCAAAGGGGGTGCCCGGTTCGATCTTCAGCAGATAGGCGCTGATGTGGGTCACCTGCATACGCGCAATAAAGGCAAAGGTTTCCTCCAAACTGTCCGGGGTCTGTTTGGGGGTGCCCAGCATCACATCCAGGCTAATATTGGTAATGCCTGCCGCCTTGGCTGCCGCTATGGTGCGGGCCACTTCCCCGCTGCCGGCACGGCGCCCCAGGGCGAACCGTTCCCGATCCACGGCGCTTTGCATACCGATGCTCACCCGGTTGATCCCCGCCGCTGCGTACTGCTCCATATCCCCGGTCAGGTCCTTGGAGGGGTTGCACTCTACGGTGATCTCCGCCGCCGGGTCAATGGCAAAGTGATCCCGCACCGCCTGCAAAATGCCGGTGAGCACCTGTGGCTCCAGGATGGAGGGGGTGCCGCCGCCAAAGTACACCGTGTCAAAACTGCCGGTATAGTCTTGCATTTGCCCTCCCAGCTTCTCGGCAAAAGCGTCGGCGGCTGTCGGGGTGTACTTGGTGCTGTAAAAATCGCAGTACGGGCACTTGGAAAAACAAAAAGGAATATGAATATAAAGACCTGCGGCCATACTTCACACTCCTTTTTGCGTTCATTTTTGATTTATTTTCTGCGGCTTTCCGCTTTCAGTCGCAGGGATTTGTCCAAGATCATCTTGCGCAGACGAATGCTCTTGGGGGTCACTTCCAGCAGCTCATCATCTGCCAGGAATTCCATGCTCTGTTCCAGAGACAGAGTGGTGGGGGGCACCAGCTTCAGCGCCTCGTCGGAGCCGCTGGCTCGGGTGTTGGTTACATGCTTCTTCTTGCACACATTGCACACAATGTCCTCGTCCTTGGCGCATTCGCCCACGATCATACCCTCGTACACCTCTACACCGGGACCAACGAACAGCCGCCCCCGGTCCTGAGTGTTCCACAGACCGTAGCCGCTGGTGGTGCCGGTCTCGTGCACCACGATGGAGCCGTGGGTGCGGGTAGCGATCTCACCCTTGTAGGGCTCATATCCGCCAAACAGCTGGTTCATAATGCCGTTGCCGTTGGTGTCCGTCAAGAACTCGCTGCGGTAGCCGATCAGCCCGCGGGCGGGAATTTTGATCTCCAGGTGGGTCATGCCGGTGGAGCGGGTGTCCATGTTCTCAATCTCGCCTTTGCGGGAGCACAGTTTCTCCATCACGGCGCCTACATAGGCCTCCGGCACTTCAATGATGGCCAGTTCCATAGGCTCCAGGGTCTTGCCGGTCTGGGGATCCTTTTTCAGAATGACCTGGGGACGGCTGACGGCGAATTCATAGTTCTCTCGCCGCATGGTCTCAATGAGAATGGACAGGTGCAGCTCACCTCGGCCGGATACCTTAAAGGTGTCCATACTGTCCGTTTCTTCCACCCGCATGGACACGTTGGTCTCCACTTCCTTAAACAGGCGGTCCCGCAGGTTGCGGGAGGTGACATACTTGCCCTCACGCCCGGCAAAGGGAGAATCGTTGACCATAAAGTTCATGCTGATGGTGGGCTCATCAATCTTTACAAAGGGCAGCGGCTCCACGCACTCCGGGGCGCACAAGGTCTCGCCGATGTTCAGGTCCGCAATACCGGCCACGCAAATCAGGTCGCCCATGACCGCTTCCTCTACCGGCACCCGCTTCAGCCCCTCAAATTGGTACAGTTTGGTAACCCGGATGTTTTCCCGGGTATCATCCCGGCGGCACAGCACATAGGGTGCGTTGACTTTTACGCTGCCTCGCTCCACACGGCCCACGCCGATACGGCCCACATAGTCATCATATTCCAAAGAGGAGAACAGTACCTGGGTGGGACCCTCCGGGTCGCCCTGGGGAGATGGAATGTACTTTAAGATGGCGTCCAGCAGCGGGCGCATATCGCCGCTGCGCACATCCGGCTCTGTGCCGGCGTAGCCGTCCTTGGCAGAGGCGTAGATCACCGGGAAGTCGATTTGGTCATCGTCTGCGCCCAGCTCAATAAACAGGTCCAGTACCTCGTCTACCACCTCGGCAGGGCGGGCGCCGTCCCGGTCAATCTTGTTGACCACCACCAACGGCGTCTTGTGCAGACCCAGCGCCTTTTTCAGCACAAAGCGGGTCTGGGGCATACAGCCCTCAAAAGCGTCTACCAGCAGCAGAACGCCGTCTACCATGGTAAGAATACGCTCTACCTCGCCGCCAAAGTCCGCATGGCCGGGCGTGTCTACAATGTTGATCTTGGTGTTGTTATAGTGAATGGAGGTGTTCTTGGACATAATGGTAATGCCCCGCTCACGCTCCAGGTCGTTGCTGTCCATGACCCGCTCTTCTACCACTTCATTTTGGCGGAAGGTGCCGCTTTGGCGCAGCATTTCGTCCACCAGAGTGGTTTTGCCGTGGTCAACATGGGCAATGATTGCAATGTTTTTTATATCTTTTCTTGTACTCAAAGTGCTCACCCGAATTCTTATTTATTCTTTTTGATATTAAAGCTGTCTCGCAGAGCAACGGTGCGGTTAAACACCGGTGCGCCGGGGGCAGAGTCCTTGTCCATACAAAAGTAGCCGTCCCGCATAAACTGGAACCGATCGCCGGCCTTAGCCGTGGCCAGTGCCACCTCGCCGTAGCCTTGCTTCTCGGTCAGACTGTCCGGGTTTAGGTTCTCCTCAAAGGAGTTGACGCCGCTGTCGTCGCTGGGGTTCTCCACATTAAACAGCCGGTCATAGATCCGGGCGGTCAGGGGGGTGTTTTCTTTGGCGCTGACCCAGTGAATGGTGCCGCGTACCTTGCGCCCATCCGGGGCGTCGCCGCCAAAGGTGGCCGGGTCGTAGGTGGCGTGCACGCAGGTCACATTGCCATTTTCGTCTGTGTCATAACCGGTGCAGGTCACCAGGTAGGCCTTGTACAGCCGTACCTCGTTGCCCGGGTACAGACGGCGGTATTTCTTGATGGGCTCGGCCATAAAGTCGTCCCGCTCAATGTACAGCTCCCGGCCAAAGGGCACGGTGCGCTTGCCGTATTCCGGGTGGTCCGGGTGGTATTCCACTTCCAGGGCCTCGGTCTTGTCCTCCGGGTAGTTGTCGATCACCAGCTTAATGGGGTCCAGCACCGCCATGGCTCGGGGAGCGGAGGTGTTCAGGTGCTCCCGTACGCAGGCCTCCAGCAGGGCAAAGTCCACCACGCTATACGCCTTGGACACGCCGATGCGCTCGCAGAAGTCCCGTACCGCCTCCGGCGGATAGCCCCGGCGGCGCATACCGCTGAGGGTGGCCATACGGGGATCATCCCAGCCGCTGACAATGCCGTCCTGCACCAGCTTTAAGCACTTGCGCTTGCTGGTGAGGGTGTAGTTCAGGTTCAGCCGGGCAAACTCGATCTGGCGGGGCTTTTGCCCTTCGATCAGCTCGTCTACAAACCAGTTGTACAGCGGGCGGTGGTTTTCAAATTCCAGAGAACACAGAGAGTGGGTCACGCCCTCTCTGGCGTCCGACAGGGGATGGGCAAAGTCATACATGGGATACACGCACCATTTGTCGCCGGTGCGGTGATGGTGGGCGTACATAATGCGATAAATGATCGGGTCCCTCATATTCAGGTTGGGGGAGCTCATATCGATTTTGGCACGCAGCACCTTGCTGCCCTCCGGGAACTCGCCCTTGCTCATGCGCATAAACAGGTCCAGGTTTTCCTCCACGGAGCGGTTGCGGTAGGGGCTCTCTTTGCCCGGCTCGGTGAGGGTGCCCCGGTAGGCGCGCATTTCCTCCGGCGTCAGCTCGCAAACAAAGGCCTTGCCTTTCTTGATCAGCTTGATGGCGCAGTCAAAGAGAAAGTCAAAGTAGTCGGAGGCGTAGTACAGGTTGTCCCACTGAAAGCCCAGCCATTGAATGTCCTCTTTGATGGCGTCTACATACTCGGTGTCCTCTTTGGTGGGGTTGGTGTCGTCCAAGCGCAGATTGCACACGCCCTTGTACTTTTCCTTTACCCCAAAATTGATGCAAATGGCCTTGGCGTGGCCAATGTGCAGGTAGCCGTTGGGCTCCGGGGGAAAGCGGGTCTGTATGCTGCTATATACCCCGTCCTCCAGGTCTTTATCAATAAAATCGTGGATAAAATTAGAGTTTTCTCTGATCTCCTCAGCCATGGTACTCCTCCTTGTAGTGCGCCAGTGCGGCGTTTAGTCTGGCTTGTGCGGTCTCTTGCCCCAGCAAAGCCAGTATAGCGTGCAGGTCCGGGGTGTTGGTGCGCCCGGTGAGCGCCACTCGGATCACGGTAGACACATCGCCTACATGGCCCTTGAACGCTGTGGGGTCCTGCTTGTATTCTTTCACATTGGGGGTGCAGCCCACCTGCGGGCACAACGCCTTGATCTTGGCAAACCAGGTGTCTTTGTCGTCTGCGGTGTCCACCAGGTCTTTGTACTGCTCCAGCACCTGTACTGCCAGTGCCGGATTCGCATTGCCGGTCAGGTCGTAGCAGGGGGTAAAGGTTTGGTCGTAGAAATAGCTGATGTAGTCCGCCAGATCACTCCATTTGGCAATGTCCTTGCGGGGCTTTTTGCCGCCCCGGTCAATGCTGAGCACTGCCACCGCGTAGGCCGGATCGCTGTCAAACAGCGCGGCCAGTTCCGGCTGGTGCCGATCGGCCCAGGCGTGGGCCAGGTCAAACACTTCCTGTGCAGTCATTTTGCTGATGACGGTCTTGGACACATCCGTCAGCTTGGCCATATCAAACAGGGCACCGGACACGCTCATTTTCTTTAAGTTAAAGGGGAAGTCTGCCAGGTCTGCTGTGGGGTTGGCACGCCGCCAGTCCTCAAAGTTGGAGTTGGCAATGGTCATCATATATTCGTTGACCGCTGCCGCCGGAATACCCATTTGGTCGTAGTAGGTAACGGCCGCTTCCGGGTCCTTGCGCTTAGAGAGCTTGCGCTTGCCGCCGTTTTCTTCCTTAAGAATGGGGGCAATATGGGCGTATTTCACCGGGCGGAAGCCTAAGAGCTTGAACAGCTGCAGGTGCAGGGGCACAGAGGCGATCCATTCGTCACCCCGCACCACATGGGTGGTTCGCATCAGGTGGTCGTCCACCGCGTGGGCAAAGTGATAGGTGGGAATGCCGTCGGTTTTCAGCAGCACCACATCAATTACATTCTCCTGCATTTCAATTTTGCCTTTGATCAGATCGTCAAAGCGCACCTTGCCCTCCGGCTTGCCGGGAGAGCGCAGGCGCAGGGTCCAGGGCTTGCCGGCGTCTATATTGGCCTTGATTTGGTCGTAGGTCAGATCCCGACAGTGGGCGTAGGGACCCCAGTAGCCTTTAATGTCCTCGTTCTCCTGCCGGGCGTGCAGGTCTTCCAGCTCCTCCGGGGTGCAAAAGCAGGGGTAAGCCAGCCCTTCCTCCACCAGAGATTTGCCGTAGCACTGGTAAATGTCTTTGCGCAGACTTTGGGTGTAAGGGCCGTAGGCGCCGCTTTCGCTTCCGTCCCCCATCACGCCTTCGTCCGGTGTAATGCCGTAGATTTGCAGCGCAGAGAGCATGGTCTCCACCGCGCCCTCTACCTTGCGCTTTTGATCCGTATCTTCCACCCGCACATAGAACACGCCGTCGGTGCAGCGGGCAGTGCGGTATGCCGCCGCACAGGAAAACAGATTGCCAAAGTGCAAAAAGCCTGTTGGGCTGGGCGAAAAGCGGCTGACTCTGGCGCCCTCTTTCAGCTGCCGGGGCGGGTATTTGGCTTCGTAATCCGCCGGGGTCATGGTAATATGGGGAAAGAGCAGCGCTGCGATTTTTTCATTTTCCGTCATGATTTCACCTACTGTTCCGGCCAACGGGCGATAGCGCCGTTTTGCGCCGGATATAAAATTACAGCCTATTATGACATATAAATAGAAAATAATCAATATAAAAGGCGGGATTTTTCTTGAATTCTCCCGCTTTTTATGGTAAATTAAAATCAAATCTGCACCGGGAGGCAAAAAAGATGGCTGCATTACCCAAGGACCCGTTTATTTTGTTTAGCGTAATCAATACCAAATTGCGGGATTTTTATCCCAGTCTGGACGCTCTGTGTGCAGACTTGCAGGTGGACCGGGCGGCGCTGGAGGCCCAGTTGGCTGCCATCGGCATGACCTATGACCCGTCGCAAAACAAATTTCTGTAAAAAACACTTGCAACCGCGCGCATTTTGTGTTATCCTATTGTAGCAATAAATCGAGGTGTGGCTCAGTTTGGTAGAGCACCACGTTCGGGACGTGGGGGTCGCAAGTTCAAATCTTGTCACCTCGACCAAAAAGGACGGCTTTTTTAGCCGTCCTTTATTTCTTCCTGTTTCCATTTTTGGCTTAGTTAAGCCAAATTTCCGCTTGTGTAAAAAATGAGAGAAAATAAAAAACTTTTGGCGTTGCAGTACTCGTTGCAGTACTTGGTAATGCGAGGTATAGAAAAAGACCGGGCAGTTACTGAACTACCCGGCCTTTTTTTACATCAGCATTGTCGATATTGGAATTATGCGGATAATGTCACCATTTTTGGCTTTTATGCCAACAGAAAGTTGTTTGTAACGCAGTCCATCATCCACTAAAACAGCTTCGATGATCACATAGTCCGCAGTTTCAACCAAATCCTTGGTATCTTCCACAATCATTTTTCATTCCTCCTTTGTTTTTCGTTATACTACAAGGAGGCAGCGCTTGTCAATACCTTTCACCAAAAGCACAGCACAAAAAAAGCCGGGCAGTTACCTGTCCGGCTAAATTTTTTCATATTTTTGTAAATTATGCTTGACTTTTCACGGGCTCCGTGATATAATATAGACAGTGAGAGGGAGAAAGGAGGATCTCACAGCGATAACAAATCAGAAAGGAGTTAGGGTATGACTAATCATCAGTTTGATTACATCATTGAGTTGATCATCCAGATCCTCAGAGAGTCCAAAGATCTGGATGAAGCGATAAACACCTTGGAACACTTAAAGAGGTAACCAAAGCGAAAAGTAAGGGGTGGGCTACCACCCGCCCCTTACGATTAGTATAACACACTCTAACACATAAATCAATAATGGATCAAGATAAGGAGAACATCATGAAAAATTACAAAGATTATTTGCAAACGAACATCGGCTATAGTGACATTGCATCTTTGACCATTCGCAGCTGCGGTATCGTTGCGCCGCTGGACTTTGGCAGTGACGGTGACTACCGGGCGTATGTCGTGGACTCCGACACAGAGATCCCCAACCACTATCAGCTGGTACAGAATCTGGAACACTGGGTCCACATATTTGACGATGCCGAGTTGACCTTCAGTGCAAAGGCAGATCACATCCGAATTTATCGTGCCGGTGACTTCGGCTGCATTATTCAACTGGACGGCAACGCAGAAGTGGAAAAGATCGTAACCATTAGTGAGTTAATGAATAAACTGGAGCAAGCTGCACAGCTGGAATAAGGAGGAGCGTATGGCTATATTGAATGATGCAGGACAGCAGGTGTCCTTTGAATGTACTGAACTGATTGAGGATGTGCGGGAGGATATTCAGCACCTGCGCCGCACCAAAAAGGTAAGCGTAGCTTGCAGGGTCAAGGCTGGGGTCAAGATTGTGTTTGACTACGCCCTTGACAAGGACGAGGAAAAGCGCATTCAGCTGGCAGACGACGAGTGGATGGAAGCAATGACCTTGGGACAGCTCCTTGCTTATGCAATCCGCCAAAACCGTTTGACTGTGGCGCCTGGTGCTTTTGATAGCGTCGGCGAACTGTTCGACGCCAGCGGTATGCCGATGAGTAGTTTTGGCAGCTTCTTTGGCGTGCCACCGCGCACCATGCAGGATTGGATATATGGCGCAAGCCCTTGTCCGCAGTATGTTATTGATCTAATGGCATACAAATTGGAACATGAAAACAAAATCTAACAGCAAAGACCCGGTGGGATCACTCCCTGCCGGGTCTCTTTTCTTATGCCTTATGTTTTTTCGATCAGTGCCGGATCGGCGGCAATATAGCCGCCGTCCACCAGCTCGTAGAACGGCGTGTCCGTGCTTCTGTCAACAGCTTTTGCCATTAGCACATCGCCGGTCTTGACCAGCCAGAGCACATCCTCGTCTCCCAAGATCGGGCGGCTGTGGACCCTGACGGATCCTTGGAACACCACCTTGATCTTGAATGCCTTGTCCTTTTTGGCCGCCTTTGTTGCGGGTTTCTTCGCTTCTGCCATTTTTTGTCTCCTTTACTTAACAAATTTCTTGTTTCCGTCCTTTTCCCAAACACACAGCCAGCCGGAGGGACAGCGTGCCCACAGGTTGCCAGTGGACAGCAGCTTAACCTCCTGCAGGGTGATGGTGGTGCCGGCTCGGAACATAGCGTCTGCTTTTGACTTGCTGCTTGTAGCGTGTCGCCGGCCGTCCGTGGTCAGGTCTTTGACCTTCTTGCGTCCGGTGGCTGCACCTGCGCCCTTGTAAATACCACGCACTGCTGTGGTTGTATATGTACCCGGCTTTACGGTAGGCGCCTTGGGTGTTGCCTTGCGGTAGTTCACATCGCTTGCCGCATAGACAGTCTTGGCTCCCTTTGCGTTCGTAAAGAGCCAAATGCCGCTGATGTCCGAAGCCAACGCTCCGGGCTGTACATACACTTCCCTGGCGTTTTTCACGCGGGTGTATTTACGGCGTGCGGCAGTCAAAGTGAACTTTCCGTCATACCAATACGGGTCGAGAATGATCAGGTTACCGGATTTGTCCAGGCCGCCAATATAGATATAGTGACCGCCATTACTGAACAGCTGCTTGCCGCCACCGCTGACGCATACAATGGCCTTGCCACCGGCTTTCAGGTGGGCTTTCAGATCAGCAACAGACTTGGTTCGCTTACTCACAATGGAATAATGCTTTTCCAGGTATGCAGCCACCGTATTCATGTTTGTGCCGTCTGCGGACCGTGCGCCCATCAGCAGGCACTTCTGCGTCCAAGCCGCTGTGTCTAAGCCGGTAAAGCCAAAGTTGTGCAGTACCATTAGGCTGGCGCACACCCCGCACCCGCTGGTGTAGATACAGCCACCGGTTCCGTACTTATAAGGGTGGGTCTTGCTGGGGTATCTGATAGATTTGCACTTTTCGGTTGTCTGCCGGCAGTAATACAGCTTACTCATGGTGTACAGCCTCGCTCTCTGCTGTCTCCGTCCGTTCCAGCGCCAAGGTCTCATCTGCTTTCAAAGCTGCCTGGGTGAAGCTGTTGTTTTTCCACCAGGCAGCCAGGGAAGCTACTACTGCCACCACCGTTGACACAGCAGTATAGACTTCATCATCGGAAAAGGGCAAAGGGTTCTTGCCAAAGGCATTCAAGAGTACATTCAGCAGCGACACCGCCAACACGACGGTTCTTGCGATTGTTCCTGCGGTTACTTTCATTTTTTAGTCCTCCTTTTGTTGTGGCTCCTCCGGGAGCGCGATAATCTCATTATAAAATTTGGTCATCATACCATTGCCGCCCAGGGCATGATAGGCGTCGTACACCTTGACCATGGCTTCTTTTGCATAGAGGGGGCAGTAGCGCCGCTCAGTATGCTTTTCGTGCTGTCGTATGATCTCGGCACGCAATATAGATTGCAAGCCGTTTTCGATCGCTATGTACCGGGCTGTGGTGACTTCGTCCATTGCTTTCTTGCTCTTTTTCTTTGCAATCAATGAAGCGATAACGGCAGACACGGCACTGCCTACCACCGTTGACACGGCAGCAGTCAGGGCGGCGGTGAGAAATGCGTTATACATCGGTATCACCCCCTTGCAGGGCGTTGATCTCTGCCCGGTATTCTGCCCGCTGCCTGCGGATTGGCGCGTACTCCTCCTCAGACAGCGCGCCGTCCGTGTACTTCAAACATAGGTAGTCTGTTTCCGCCAGCTCAGCCTTAAGAAACGCAATACGGCTTTCGGTCTCTACATTCATTTTGCCACCCCCAAAATCTCGATTTGCGTTCCGGCGCCAATGGTCTTTCCGTTTGTCGGAAAAGACAACGCTTTTATCGCACCGTGACCTTCGGTGTCCTTAAAGATATTGAATGTGATCCCGCTGGCGGCCCAGATAGTGCCACCAGTCATGGATTTGGCGGCATTGAAGTTGCTGGAGATATTACCCTTGTTGACCAGTACCCGCACCATATCTTCTGCGATCTCTACCTCAGCAACGGCGAAGGAGCCCTTAGTTGTTGCAGTCTCGAACCGGAAAGCATTCGGCAGAAAGCACTTACTCGTGTATGAGTTGATGTACACCGTATTGTCTCCGGCGGCGGAATTGGCGGCGCTTCCAGCCACAGCCATACGCAGCCTGATCTTTCGGCAGGGCTTGGTGAGGTTCCACTGCTGGTTCTCTGTGGTGTCAGCGTCAAATGTTTTGGAAAACACAGGCTCCCATGTTTCGCCTGCGCCTGCCAGCTCCTCTTGCACCTCTGCAAGGCCTGTCGTGGCGTCTGTGATCTCCTTGGCCAAGGCGTCAGTCAGAAGACCTTTTCCGATGATACTATCAGAGAAGTGCCAGGCTTTGAGCGCCTTGCTGCCGATCTTCTGCGTTGTCACCGCGCCGTCCTTGATATTGTCCTGCTCCACGCCGCTGTAGGCAATTTTGGTGCCCGTGATTGCCCTGTCTGCTATTTTTGCGCTCGTAATTGAATTCAGGCCGATGTTCCCAAGCGCCGCACCCTCTGCCAGGTGCTTTGCCTGCACGGTTCCGTCGCCTACATTGGATAGCACCGTCATATACTTCCAGGTGGCTTTGTCCGCCGTACCGGTGGCCGTGCATTGGTACACCGTGCCGGTACTCAGGTTTAGATACAGGTCACCGATGAATGCGGAACTGATCCCGGAAGCCGGGTAGGTGCTTTCACTGCCCGCTGCACCATCAATGGCGGTGCCGGTGTGCCATTTGTTAAGAAGCACATCATCTGCGGATAGATCCGCGCCCGCTGCCGTAGATAGATTCCACTCTTCAACAGTCACATTCAGCATGGTGGCGTCGTTATAGTTGATGAATGAGGTGTCTGGCTTACCGATGTATGCCAGCTTAATGATATCACCCTCGCTGACGGCTGTAACGATTGGCCCGGTGATGTAGGTCTCATACTTACCGGATCTTGTACATATACACCGCTCAATGCGTGTTGCCGTGCCGTCGGCCTTGACGATGTACAAGTCCATTTCACACTGCGTTAGAGCAGTGGACTCATACATATACGCCTGCCCGGTGATCCTCACTTTGCTTACGCCTTTGCCTATTTTTACTCCGCCATCAGCCAGCGTGAGCGCTGTGCCGTATTGGCGTGCGGCCGATGTAAGATTTAGGTACACCGGCGCCTCGTATGTTCCCTCGGCCGTCGGTTTGAATTTGGCAGCAAGGACCGCCTGGATATGTGTGGTTTGCGCCTGCTTTTGCAATCGCCCATTGACAAGCGCTACAGCCGCCTTGAGCGTTGCTACATCTTCGGCAGCCGGTACTTTGGACAGCTTGGACAGTGCGTCTCGGAGGGCTGACCAGTCATCGCTTTGTTCCATACCGGCAGTGCTCTGGGTGCCGTGCACTTTAATGGCAAATTTTGCCGTTGTAATGACTTTGTCGTCCGTAGTGGACAGTAGGATCTCTACTTGGCTTGTTCCCAGGATGAGCATACTGCTCTTCATCGTCAGCTGTACTTTGCCATCAATCACTTGGGCGGTGATCAATGCTTTTGTACCGTTGGGTCGGATCATGACCGCCCTGGCTTCTGCGTCTGCCGGTAGCGCATACAGAGCACCGTTGTCCAGGAGGTTGATCAGCACTATGCGCCCGGCGTCGTCTTCGGCCTTGGCGCTCACGGTTACATAGCGGTTGGCACCGTTGATGTCAACGAATATTTCCTGTAATGTTGTCATTCAATATCATCCTCCGTATCGGTATAGGCTTTGATCAAGTCAAGCGTGTTGTCCGCTGTCATGCTGTCTCTGTTCAATTGGTGAATGCCCTGCATGGCTTTGTAACTTCGCTGTGTCACTCTGCGGTAATAGTTGCGCTTGAACGACCCGATCTCACACCCGGTCAGTTCGTGCTTTAGGCAGTCATACTCCAGCTTGATCACTCTTGCCTTGGCTGACAGGCCCAACTTATTCAAAGCGATAGTAACGGTGTCCCCGAGTTCTATATGTTCCAGCTCTTTGAACATTTGGTACGCCGGGTCCTTTCGCAGATCTAAGTAGTCAACGGCCACATTGATCTTCGGCTCATCTATTCTGTCCACCGAGAATTCCAAAGCGGCTAACCGCCGGATCTCCTTAATTACATCCGTAATGTCCGTAAACTCTGCGTCGTTATTGGTCAACCTGCGGATCGAGTGCTTAAAAGGGTTTATTCCGCTGCCCGGTCGTCTTACCAGGTTGAACCTTATTGATGTTACGCCTTTTGGAGGCTTGAAGCTGTACGCAAAGCTATTTTTCCAGTCGCTTGTCGCCGTCTGTGCAGGCTCTGTCATCCACTGATCCCCATCTCGATATGCAAAGAAAAATGGGCAGTCACTTCTGAACCGCGATGTTAATTTGTAGCTGCTGTTCGACGACACGGCCGCTACGCCATAGAAACTGCCTTTCTCCTCTACGCGTATCACTTTTTTTCCGCTTAGTTTAAGTCGCCCCGGATATACAGAGAACGCCTGCGGCGTATATTTCGGGCTTACATAATACGACTTGATGGCAATATGAGGGTAGCTGAACTCCTTTTCTTTTTCGCTTACTACCAAGTCGTCATTGTATATGCCCTCTGTCGTAGTGGGAAGAATACTTGTGACCACATCGTTGGTGTTAACCGTGAATTCCACTCCAGAGGCATTGACTCCATCTCTAAGGACAAGTCCTCGGTCTTTTCCCAACTGTTTCATAATCTGAATGTTAAAATTATCCGGTAGCCATTCGGCTGACCATTTACGGATCACGCTTTCATCGTCTCCGAGCAATGCGTCGTATGCACTCTTGGCGTCCGAGTAATAGCAGGAAAACGACTTGAATGCGTCGAGCCCGGTTACATTTGGCCTAAAGTCGGACTGGCTCAGCACTGTGTTGGCAAAACCGTAGCAGTTGGACTGATAATCCCCGCATTCTCCTGGCAGCGTCCGCTTCAAGTCGAATATAATATGCTGCGCCGAAGCTTTGACTTTGGTGTCAGAAGTAACGACTTGCCATATTCTGAACGCTTGGCGTTCCGCCCAGGGTGTGTCCACCACCAACACATTTTCTTCTGCAATGTACTTCCACCGGCCCAATGTGTCTACCGGGTGCTCCATCTCCACCACTATGGCGCCGCCCAGTTCAATGCTGACGGTGCAGGAATAAGGCGTCAGTACCATATCGCCATTGTGTTTCAGTGCCGCTTTTCCTGTGAAATTCTGCTTGGAATACACTTCGATCATAGGCGCCTCCAGTTTGGCACATACT